GCCGCGCACGGATCGCACAGATAGAACGCGAACGTGCAGTTCTCCTCCATCACGAACGTGCCGCTGTCCTTGTGGCAGCTCGCGCAGTAGATCGGCACCCAGTTGCGGCCGAGATGGAGCTGCACGTTTGTGGGCGTTTTAAGGCGAGAATCGGGCAGCAGCGGCAGCTTCTCGATGTTGTCGATCGACTTCACGTCCAGATCCATCCGGAAAATCATTTTCTCATCGCCCCGGCGGCCGCGTGGCCCGGTGACTTTTTCAGGGTTTGAACCGGCGAAGCTAGACGCCGCCGGGCGAGAGATTTTAGAACTCGGTGACGGGGCCGGTGATCTTGAGCTTCGCGCCGGACCGAACCACGGCCTTGTCGACCTTGTTGTCGAGGTCGCCGGGCGATTGCACGTAGGCCGTAAAACTGACGCCGTTGGTGCCGTTGCTCAGCACAACTTTCCAGTAGAGCAGCGTCTGGTTGTTGAAATCCGTGCGGAGCTGCTGCTGGATCGAACTGCCCGGCAAAAAGATGAGATCGAAACCCATCTCGCCGCTGTCGTTCAGGGTCGCGAGGTATTCCCGGAAGGACGACGGCGAGTCCATGTTGGTGATGTCGTCGTAATCCTGCTTCGATCCGGATTGCTGAAACGATTTGACCTGCGCGAGAGTGGTGTAGGTGACGCCGTCTGGGCTGCGCTGCAGATGGGCGCCGCGTCCCGCAAGACCTGTGCTTGACATGGTGGTTCACTCCTTTTTTATTCCGCCAGCCGTTGCGGGCCCGGCGGTCGAGATTTTGCCCACGGCGAGTGGGCTACGAAAAATTGCCGACGGCTAGTCGGCGGAAAAAACGAAATCAGGAACCGGTGTCGTCGTACAGCAGCTCCACTTCGAGCGGCGCCACGTAATCGAGCGGCGCGTATTCGAAGGCATCCGCTTCGAGCACCGTCTCCGCGTTCTGCAGATTGGTGCCGTCGGGCAGCATGCCGGTGAAATTCTCCAGCGTGCCGCGCACGGCCTTCATCAGCCGCTTCGCCGCGAGCCGCGAATCCGAGTGGCACGAAAACTTGAAGCGCGCCGTGCGCGTCAGCAGCGGGCCATCGAGCGTCATGATGGGATCGCCGCCGATCTGCTCGATCACCACGAAGGGCAAAGGCGTTTGCCCGGGGGCCTGGCCGCCGAAAATTCCGGTCGTCTTGTCTTTGCGGCTCGCGCCTACCTGCGCGAGCACCGTGGCGGACGTCGCGATGAGTTGATTCAGACCTTCATCGAGCACGGGATTAGCGGTATTCCTCGCTGAGGGCCTGCTGCACGCCTTCGGTGAAGCGATCGAGCACGTCCTGGCTGCGGGCCTGCCCCGACTGTGCCATGAAGGGAAACGCCGGCATGCGATTGCCGCCCGGGCGCGCCGCGCCCTTCGCGCGAAACGCTGCTCGCGTGCTTCCCTTCCCTTTCCAGCGCTCGCGCGGGCCGGTGCCGCGTTCGAGGAACTTGGCCCAGTAGAATTTCGAGCTGAAGCCCACCGAGACGGAGCCCTGCACTTCGCTGCCGGAAACGTGCGTCCTGATCTGCACGTTATTGGCGAGGACGTCGTATTCGGGCTTGCCGCCGCCGTCCGGATGGTGCGGGCCCCGCCGGACCCGCGCCGCGATTTCGGATTTCCGCCCGGCCGCCACCAGCGCGTTGCGCATGATCTGCTTGGCCACGCGAAGCGGTGCGTGCTCCAGCGCCTCCTCGATCCCGGCGAGCCCGGAAACCTTCGCCTCGATTACAGGGGGCATGTTTTTAGGCCGCGGTGCCGCCGGCATCGCGGGCTGAATTGTTGCGTTCGAGGCAGAGCATCACGAGCATCTTGTGGCGTTCATCGGGATCGAGCGGCGCCGCCAGGATGCGGAATTGCCGCTGCTGGAACCACACGTTCATGTTCGCGGTGATGCCCGGCCAGTAGCGCATGGTGATTTTGTGCGTCACTTCCGAGACCTGCTGCTGCGCAGCATAGAGCTCGCGGCCGGTGAGGGCCTCGATCGATGCCCAAGTGGTGGCCACCTGGTTCTCCGCGTCTTCCGACCACCCGCCGGCCGTGTCCTGGGCGAGCGTCGGCTTGACGATGATGATCCGGTGCCGCAGCTTGCCGGCCTCGATCCGCGTGTTTTGCATTTATGGCGCTGTCAACCGGAAAGAACTTTTGGAGCGAAAAGGTAGAGAAAACAGTTTTCTCGCCTTGCGCCGGCCGCCCAGGTCGACGGCCCTTTTCACGGAGCCGCCGAGCCTGGGGATGGAATTGACTAGCTCGAGGGCCTGATCACGCCGAAGTAGATCAGCGCGGAGCTCGTGGCCAGGTTCACGTTGCCATTGGATTGCTGCCATCCCTGCAGGCCGCCGCGGAAGCTGAACGCGGCGATCGAGTTCGCGGGCACCGAGTAGGTGGTGATATCGCCGGTGCGCCCGTTAATGGCCACGGAAGAGATCGTCACCGTGTGGGCGCTCGAGTCCGTGTTTTGAATCAGCAGGATTTCGGTGCCGGTGGTGACGAACGAATTGCCGTTGCTGGCGTCGGCCGTCGTCATGGTGACGGCGAGCGCGCCCGCGCTCACCGGCAGCGAAGCCGGATACGGCCCCACAATCGCGTTGACTGCTGGAAGTGCTGTCTGTGACATTTGCTTTTCCCTCCTGGGGAATTGAAAAGGGCGCGCCACGCGATGCGAATTGAAGGCGCGCCCGGGGTTACCGAGAGATCAGAACTAGCTCAGCGTGGTGCTGTTGTTGATCGCGTACCAGACGCCGTTATAGGCCTCGAGCTCGATGTGGTCCGCGACGGCCGCGAACGTGGCCGTGAGCTTGTTGCCGTTGATTTTGTTGGCCGGCGTGGTGACGGTGTGCGCCTGTGCCGTGGTGGAATAGATCGTGAGCCGGTCGCCGTCGTTGCCGCCGGAGACCTTCGTGCCGGCCGTGGGAGCGACCAGCGTGAGCAGCGCCGCGCCGGAATCGGTGATGATCACCTTGCCGCTGGTGATGCCGATGACGCCCGCGCCGCCGGTGCCGGAGTGGACTTCCACGTTTTTGCTCTCGCCCTTCCCCATGTTGGTGGAATAGTCGGGCGAAGTGCCTGCCACCGCGCTGCCGATGTTGGAATTCACTGCCGCTACGTCTGCCATGTTCTTTTCCTCCGAGAGATTTGAATTTTCAGCCGCGCGTCGGAGCGAAATCCAAAACGCGGATATTCCAGAGAAGCTCCTGCAGGTGATTCGGGATCGTCTTCAGCGTTTGATCCGAGACGCTTTCGCGGTTCTCGTTCCAGTTGCCGCACATCTGAAGAATGGCCACCTTCGCGCACGCCGGCACGTTGAGACCGGTGTTGCCATAGCCGCAGATGTAGTGAATGCGCACGGCGTTCGGCACATAGAGCACGCTCGGCCATGTGGTGCCCGCCGGAGCGGGAAAGATGCGCGGCGGCTCGCTCACGCGATCCACGAAGAAGTTGCCCGCCGGAGCGGCGCGGCCGCAGGTCCAGGTCAGGTCGCCGTCCGTCGTGGTGTTTCCGGATATCGTGGCCCAGGCGGGCGTCGATGATCCGCTTATGCCCTTCTTCCCTTGGGCGATCGCAGTGACCGTCTGCAGGTTGCCGTTCGGGTCCTCGATCTCGTCGCCGAGTTCGTACTGCACCTCGGGCACCCAGTTTTCGAGCACCGGATACAGGCTCAGCAGGTTGCCGCTGGCGGAATCCACGTAATCGATGCGGGTGACTTCCACCAGCGGGCTCATGAAGAGCTTGATCATCTGCGAGTAGTTCCACAGCGTGGTGGAATACCGGGGCAGCGAGTAATACGCCGGCGGATAGGCCATCTGGCTCATCATTGAATCGGTGTAGTAGGGGAACGAGTCGAGCGATTGCACGTACCCCGTGTTCACCGTGGTGCGGCGCGTGAAGCCTTCCACGTTCTCAACCGCCGCCTGGGCGTAGATCTTCACCAGCTCGTCGTCGTCTTTGATGTCGATGCGCAAATGACTCTTGAGCGCATTCAACGACACCGGCAACGCCGGCGGCGGGATCTCTATCTGCAGGCCTGCCATTTAGCGCCCGGACCGTGCCTTTCCTTTTGGCGACTGGGCGTCGCCAGGCTTCTTCGGTGGAGCGTTTTGCGCGGGAGCCACGGCGCGCTCCGGCGGCGCGATTCTCGCCGTTTCGGGCGCGGCGCCGCCCGATGACTTCACAAGTTCGGCGGTGCCTCCGTTGAGCATGGCGCGCGCCACGGCCGGGATCGCGTCGATCACCTGGCCGGAACTCTTGATGCGGATCCGCGTGCACCGATCATTCGGAATGTCGAATTCCACAATTCCCTCTTTTCAGAAAGACGAAAGGGGCCGCCGAAGCGGCCCCTTTTCGCCGGGGTGTGGGCCGCGTAGGC